CATTCAGTTGCATTTTCAGCCATTTATTACATTTGTTGCAGTTCGTAAGTAATTGATATAATTGATTTCACGCTGTTTTAATCATACGAGTGAGTAACTCATAATCCCTTGGTCGTTGGTTCGAGTCCAACCAGACCCACCAATTTTATCAATGACTTATGAAGGTTTGTCAGCATAACGTCATTTGAGTGGTGCGGATTTTTTTGTCGAGGGCAGTCTCAGAATGAGTTCTTTTACCCTCTCCGGATACAGGTGAGAGTACCGTTCTGTAGACTGTACCGAGTCGTGATTTAGCACTCTTCCCACTTCTCCCAGAGTCGCGCCGGACGATAGCAGCGCAGACGCCAGGGAGTGCCGCTCGTCATGCAATCTCAGATGATCGAGTCCTGCCGCCTTCCGTGCCTTCCAAAATCGCTTGTAGTAGTAGGTAGCCTCAAACCTGAACGGAATGAATTGCAGCGCGTCCATAGCATCAGGGTGTATCGGGATCATGTGCGGAGTTCCGTTCTTGGAATCGGGAATGGTTATCCAGGCCTGCTCATTCGTGGTGACGACTTGCTCTGATTTGAGCGTGAGTATTTCCGAGCGCCATCGCAGGCCGGTGAAGAATGCCAGTTTGATGAGTGCCGCGGTCTCTGGATCGTCGCAATTCGCCAGCAGCTTGTTCTCCATATCGTGCTGGTTGATATAGACCTGCCGCTTATTCCTCACCGCAGGCATGATCATTTTGTCCGTATAGTCCCTATCCCCTATGTCATGCCGACGATATGCGTAGCGCACCGCTGCTCTGAGATACGAGAGTCTGTTTCGAATAGTGGCAGGAGCTAAATTGGGATTGTCTTTCCGGTACTGTCTGGCTATCTTGCCGAGTTCGTCAAGGTGACGGCCTTCTATGTACGGATAAAGCAGGTATAAATCTTGACCGGCTTTCTTGCCATTCTTCAGGTGTGGAAGATGGTGTGTTACGTAGATATTTACCGCTTCCTCGATTAAAGGTTTGGGCTTTTCGAGTCCACTAGAGACAGCGTATATATGGCCGCTTTCCTGCCGGTCATAGGCGTGCGCTTGATCTTCACTCCAAGCTTCTGGAAGGAGCTTAGAAGCTCGGATTCTCTTGTTCCCAACGATACGGTTGAACTCGAAACGCCAGCGCTTATTCTTCTTGTCGAATCGGATCGGCATGATTTCTTGAAGGCGTCGAGGTCTGTCTGTTCATAACGTGTCACCCTGGGACCGTAAATAATACGTGGTATCCTGCCTTGCTGCACGAAATAATAAAATGTTCGCAGAGGCAAACCGAGATACTTTGCAGCCTCAGGTGCGGTTAAATCGCTCACGCTTTCGTTTCCTCATCCGGCACCTCATTGCCAAATTTGGATGCTACTAAGCAGCGCATTGCGGCTATGAGTGGGGTTTCGCCTTCGAAGCTTTCTGTCCCAGAAAATGGCGATGCAAACCAAAGATCCCCGCTTGTGTATGTTTCCGGGTAGATGGTAACGAACTCACGCTGTATCAGCGGACCTCCCTGTGACCAGTCGGTTGAGGGGGAATACCATCCTTCTTCGGTATAGACCTTTCCATTCGAACTGATCCACGCTAACTTTTCTTCGGCTTTCGCTACCCACATATCCAGCTCCGCGCCGGAGAGTTCGCTGGTCTTCATCCTTGCACTCCCAAAGCCTTGCGAATATCATATTGCGCTCTGCGGTAACCTTGCGCATGAACTCCGTTCAGAAGATCCGCGGCACTTTGCGCGATACGTTCTTCCTCATAAATAAATGCTTCGGTAATGAAAGCTCCCCAGATGTCGGGGCCGCTTATTCTCCAGCGGCCATTCGCGGTGCTTGCTATAGTGTAAAGAGGGCCTGAGATCATTCCTCCTCCTTGTAAAATAGCTGGACGAGCTTCATAGGGCCACACTGCGGAGTTAGTTCGGAGTAATATTTGATCATCGCTTCAGCTATCCCTTTTTCACCGTAATTAACTCCCTCGCATTCTCCAGCTGCATTTACTATCCCCCATCCGTAGGACTTGAGTTCGTACAAGGTGTTATTCATCTCGCCTTCCAATGCTCGAAGATACTCAAGCTCAACCTTTACCTTCTTCATTCTTCCCCCCCCTTATTCAGTGCGGCGCGGAGATTCTGAACCTCAGTTATATCCTCCCAGTCTGCGGAAAGCGTAGCCAGCAATTCCTCCGCCGCCTTCCGCAGCTTTTCGTTCTCGGCCTTCATGTCACCCATGCGACCATTTAGGATCACGCAGGTGGCACTCATAGTATCTACCTGCCTCCTGAACGCTTCGTTCTCGGCTTTGAGCGCATCAATCTCGGGCTGGATATATTGTTTTCTAGCTTCCCATCCCCACGAAAAAAACCCACGGAAGGTGAAAGACTCGCTAACTGTCCAATTCTTAGGGCAAAGCTTCGGCTTTAATGTATTCCAAGCAGCATCAATAGCTTCCTCATCAACCATTTGCTCGCCCTCACTATCTTTCCACTCAAGAGGTCCCGGCGCCCGATTCCTGCAGTCGTCCATTATTTGCTCCTATAATTTGCCGCAGATCAACTCATTCACTGATGCGCGATTCGTACCCAGCTGCTTCGCGATTACAGTCTGATGCATCCCGCTTCGGTACAGCCTCCAGATTTCATCCGAATTAACCCGCGCTATATCGCGGTTATTCATCAGTCCTTTGCCTAATTTATTCTTACGGATATACCGCTGCACCGCCTGAACATTAACTCCCACGCTTTCCGCTATTTCCCGGCACGGAGCGCGATCACTCAGCATCTGGACGATCAATTCATGATTTTTGGGGCATCTAGGCTCGACGTGGTTATGACGGCGCATCCTTTCCATGTCCTGGATAGCGGCTATTGACCTAGCCGAGTAGGCAACATGACAATATTCCGGCATGATCAAATCCAAAGTGGCAAATGGCGGCAGTGACTCGCCATGGCGAAGCGGTCTGACTATTTGATGTTCGTTCATACCGTCCAATACCCCACGGCAAACGCAGCGACTAGCACTACGGCTCCAACCATCCACAGCCAGTCACGGCTAGGCCGCTCCACCTGGAATCTATGACCAAAAGCCTGACGACTATCTCTGTGAAAATATTGAGTTGGTTGAAAGGGATTCATTGCGCCTCCTGACAAGAAATTCTGAGTTGATCAATCTGCCTGTCCGTGTTATCGATATGACCGATCAGCGCTATACAGGCTGCTATGGCGAGGATCACGAGTATCCCGCGCCGGGTGATTTGAGGTTCGTTCATGCCGCTACCTTTATCGTGGTTAGTATTTCGTTTACCAGCCCAAGGAATTCATTCCGGCGCGCTCTGAGACGCTCTATTTCATCCTCGCACGCAAACCTGTAAAGCCTGCTAACGAGTAGCTGTTTGCCTACGGGGAAGTCTGAGCAGTAGCTGATAAAGTCAACCCAATCACGTCCCGTGCAATCTAAATGCCCTATTAACTGCCAGCGGTAGGACGGATCGAAGCTACCGCGCCGTAAAGTTGCGTAATGAACCGGCGCTATAACAGACTTGATCTCTATGACTCCATCTTTCCCGATCAATCCGTCCGGTGAATCGCCGTAAGTACCGTGGTCAAAGAAACCGCCGTTAGTCACGTCGATAAAATATTCCTGTTCGTACAGCATCCGCGCTACCGGCTCTTGCTCATGTCCGCGTTCTGTATGCTCATTGCTAAAGAGAATCTCAGATTTGTACCCATTGCATATTTCCAGGGCGATCTGCAGCGCATAGCGCCTTGCGGGTTCTCCAAAGGCGTGCCCTTCATTTGCCATGAAACAGCCGAACTGTGACGCCGTAGCCTTGCCGCACCGAAGCGCTTGCCATGCTTCAGAATTTTGCGGTACGTCATGCCACATCATCAGTGCACTCGTCTATGAGTTGGATTTGATGATCGGCGCTGATACTTACTCGCTTCAAAACTTTATCCAGGTTTCCATCGCGTTTGTAAGCAGTTTTTGCGTTCTCCCATGCCGTAGCATTGTCCGGCGTCAAATACTTCTTCTCCGGAGCGTGAGGGCTGATGCGCAGCCCTTCTACTGTCTCCTTACCGAACCGAACATTACTGTCAACATAAATCGTGATACGCACGTTCAGCCAGTCGTCGATAAATGCTGAGCCGGTGATTCCTTTCATAGTCTTGCTGTTCGATGCGTTCAGGATCATTGGTTTCAGCTTCTCGCCGGGCCGGATTTCTTTTTCTACAAAGTGCGCGGTGTTGAACATATCCCGCGTTTTCTTGGTATGGTCTACCTCAAGCGCGACATGCGAAACGGTTAAAACGGTCGGCTCTACAATGTCGGCGCTGGAGAGATATGGAGAGTCAAACGCTTTGCGGTAATGCGTTTTCATATCACTCACCCCCTTGTATTTCGGCTGTCTGCCATCCGGAAATCCAGTACAGGAATTGACTACCTATTTCAGCCCCATCCTGAGCATCTACATCCTCGACTATTAAAGGATGGACGATTCCACCTTTGTCTTTCCATGCCCCAACCCGGTACCGCACCGTTACCTTTTTCGGGGCCATCCTGAGTTGGTTTTGAGAGCAAACTGTAAAAAAACCCTGTGAATCTTCTACGACTGGATGTTCAGTGCTCGAAACCCCGATAAAATGCACAGGTGATCCACTTGGATAACAAACCTGCTCACCCCTCTTCGCAGCTTCCAGGTCAAACGGTTTCATGTATTCACCTCTTTCCATTTCACAGCCGCTATCTCAACCGCTTCACGTAACGAAGCGCCCTTTACTTTCATGTCCACGCAGTTCAGAGTAAAAACTGCTCTTTGTGTCGTGGTCGGGTACGTGTACTCATACCCATCGCACCACTCATTCAGCCAGTCCAGTATCTCTGTATCAGTCATTGGCTCAGGAACAGGCCTATGCTCTGTCCATAGGCGGCTCCAGTTGTCTCTGGCTGTCATGATGTAGCCTCGGAAAGAAATGGATGTCCTGCCGGTAGGGGTTTCTCGTCATCACACACTGAGCATTTCAACCTTGTGAATCTAGCTGGATATGTCTTTGTTTCCTTGTAATCATGTTCCGCGCCGTTCAAGCAGTCTGCTTTTTTGATTCTGTAACTGATGCTAATTAGAGTGGTGAAGATAAATGTCTTTTCGCATCTTATGCATTCCTGATTATGTTTCGTGTCTTCGTCGTAACCATAACCATCATCGTGATTAATCTCATTCACGGTAAGACAATATGGGCAGTGGGTACTCATAAATCCTCCACCATAAACACAGCCACGAAAATCACGGATAGAATTAACTCAATCATCACAGTCTCCTATCGACATAAAACGTCCAACTAAAATACCGAGCGGAACAGAGACTAATATCCATGCTGCTATCCACTCGATGAGAGTCATGATTGCGGGTACTTTGCTAGAATGGCGTCAACATTTGCCTTACTTCCCCATTCTGAACCTCTGTAACTACGCAGCACGCTCACCAGTTCGTCACGCTCTTTCGCCATCCTCTCAAGGCTTATTTCCAGCCCGTGTGCGAACTTGCTCAGGCCAGAAGCAGTCCATCCTCCGTCTAAAGCATCTTGTGGCAACCCATCACACGCATTCCAGCAAGCAACCAGTCGGCGGGCGTTGGCTTCGTTCTGTTCGAGTGATCTGGTTAAAGCCCCACCAGTTGATGCCACCCTGTTTCCGTCTGCTCCGATGATCCATCTAAGATCAGGGGATATTGTTAACTTCCCTTCCGTATGCATGATTCCTCCTGTTAAAACTGGTGAGTGTGGCCGGCACTGATTTCCGGCATATCGTTTAAGTTGCGCGTCCCGGTCGGGTTGATTTTCCGGCAGGTGAGCTAGCATTCGAGCCTTATATATCTGACGCACTATCAGGCCACCCACGACATTTGCGTATCAGCCTACGCATTCACACTCATTTCGGTATTCCCCTGCCTCAATCCCGGACTTAGCCAGAAGGGGATGAAGTCTTATCTTGGCAGAGGATGAAACTCAATTCGTCGCCGGGGTTACTTTCCACCCCAGCAAAAGTCAGCGGCACTAATTTTCTCCGCGCGCCACCGCAGTTAAAGATTGCGGCTCTATGCTCTGTTGCCGCCCTCGCTCACCCTGTTTGACGCACCTAGGAGTTAGAGGTATTTTTCAGGTAAATTCGTATCTTGCGACGGCGGCTTGTTGCTCTTTCCTCTAGCCTGGGCTCACCACTTACGGCTAGACCTTCATTTGTTCGGTTATCCGCTTTGTTTGCGGCATGGGAGAATGATACGGTAACGTATCCTATTTGTCAATACGTAATCGTATCTTTTCTGCTACAATACGCCTACGCGACGGACAAAAAAATACCCTCGGGTGAGGGTGGGGGAGGGTGCTGATAAATGGTGCTGCTGTGTAGTCTGCTCAGCCTGTGGATAACTACGGCTTACCTTGACAAAAAAGGGGTTTTGCTACATTATGGGCCTACGCCGTGACTGCGCCGATAACAGCAGGATCACGAGAGAAATCTCTGACACGGCGCCCCTCTTTTTTCACCAGCCGCTCTTTGGAAACTTTACTAGGCCATAGCCATTAATGCTTCCGGCTGATGATTGCCGAAATGACCCCTCTATTTGGCGAAAGAATCTATCATCGCCAACCCGATAGTGTCTAAATACAGCTCCTGCCACCATATCCGCCAGTTGTATTCCAACGCTCAAATGAGATGGTGCGATGAACAAACCCTCGATCAAGTTTAAGTAACTGGAATAGTTGAATCTGTTTCCGTCAAGCAATTGTTGGTGCAACTCTCTTAACCGACTATCGTCTTTAGGGCCTCGGTGATCGCAGACTATTATTCCATTTACGTGCTGACCTACCGTACGCTGTAGGTCTTGTAGATAATATTGAAAACGTTCAGTGAGTTGCTTATAGGAATACCAGTATAGATCGTCAGCATCGGCTATGTAATTTAATTGGTATGCCAATGGTACATTCGTTGCCACGCAAATTAGCCGTATAGACTTGTAGGTACCTATCATTTGATAGAGTTTTGTACGTACCTCTTCCTTACGGGCTGCATTCAGATGGCTGAGACTGTGCTTCTTGCTCTCCTGTTTCTCGGGTGCAAAATACCGCCATTTAATCTCACCTTTAATCTCGTAAACTTCTTTTAATCGCCTCAAATCCGCCGCAAGCTTAGACCAAAAGTCTTCAGGCACCACGATGCCGCCAAGCACAAATAAAGGCGTGTCGTTTTGTCTTTCAATCGGTGGTGGAGTTCCCGATTCGTCAACAAACAGAATTTGCATTTATACTCTGCTCAACATTATTCCTTCTTCTCGTTCCGAACCCCGCCAAACATTTGCCCCAGGTCAGGCACGTACTTTTCCTTCTCTTTCTCAACTTCCAGCAAATACGCCTGGCGGCGCACGGTCTCTGTAAGCCGCAATATCTCATCAGCCAGCACCTTCAATTCCGAGCGCTTACCGACGCGGGGCAACTCGCGCGCGATGGCGTCTATCTTGGATAGCTTGACGTTGATCAGGGAGGATAGAGAGTCTTTCACGATGGGGTGGGTTTTTTCTTGCAGACTATTTCGGTCATCATTGCACCCACACTGCCGGGAATGACATCATGGAATTCGATCTCTTGAGGCGAGAACACAATGCTTAGGAACGATTTACCGCTATTATCATAATAGTGGACCGCCGCGACAGTAGATTGCTGTGCCTTACAATCGTGAATATTCTTTGACACAGTAAACGCATAGTTTTTGAAGGAGGGGTCTATTAGAATTCCTTCGGCCAAGGCTTTGTCATCTATTCGAAACTTCTTCCAAACGCTTACTTTCTCGGCTGAAATGGACATTATTCTTTTAGGGTCATAATAGACTGGGCCGTTCTCTGTTTCCGCGTATTGAATCCATTCTGCCTGAGCCCATCCGCAAACAACCAGAAAGAATATTCCAATGATTGCTCTCATATCACTTGTCTCTTCCGATTGCCCTCATAACTAACCGGTAAAGTAAGATAACAACGGTTCCAATAGCAAATGCTGGGCTTTCATGCAAGAGTCCCGTTGCGTTTACGTTATAACCCTTTGTTTTATTAATATCGGTGGTTACCGTGTAAGCAATCCCTGTCGCTTCCCCGCGTTTTGCCATAGCTGTGAGCATCTCAAGTGTCTGAACGGTATCATGTGACACCGGCCCATCAGCAAAAACAAAAGGCTTTGTCATTGTCTCTTCCTCCCTTTTTGTGATGATTCGGATGGTTGTGGTTTGTCATAAGTATTGCTGAGATCGGGGCCGTGAGCATACGTTCTGTTATCAAGCATTGTCTCAGGGTTATGGCCGATATTCTCGTGACGCCTATCACCGTTGCGAAGTTGCGCGATTGTTTTTCCTATGCCTATCCATGCTCTACGCGCTTCCGCATCGAAACTTTTTGCCAGGGAAAGTATTTGCTTCTGCTCCTTGGATAGCAACTCGTCAGAACGCCTTTGTGACTGTCCATTTTCAACCACGTCAACAGTAACGCCTTCAATAGGCACATCTCCTCTTAGCTGACTCTCTGTCACCCTGTAGGCCGCCGCCCACTTTCTAACCGTGCTTGACCTCGGATCTCCATGTTTCCTGGATAGGAAGCGCTGCGTGGTCGGCTGAGGAACCCCTGATTTCGTTTCAAGAGAATAGGCATCGTCTCCCGCCTGGGCCATTAAATGGGTGAGTATTTTTCGCATATCAGTCATCTCAATAATATACGAATCCGTATTTTTATTAGCAAACACGTTTGCGTATTGACAATGATACGATTGCGTATTATTATTTGTTTCCATGAACATTCAAATCCTTCTTCAAGAAATAGCAAATTCTGGAATGACTGACGCTCAGATAGGCGAACAGCTTAGCCTGCCTCAGCCAACGGTCACCCGATTGCGTAATGGCATACATAAATCGACCTCATACGAAAGGGGAAATCGAATTCACGATTTATATGTCCGCGTCGTGAATCGCGCCCCCGCCAAAAAGGAAGCTGCGTGACCCGTAGCCGCCGCGATCTTTTCGACATACCCAGGAAGATATACCTGGACGAGGAACTGGACGATTGGGCAGACCTGTGCTGCAACGAGCGGGACTGGTCTTTTTCGCGGTACGTAAGGTTGCTCATAAAAGATCACAAAAAGAAAGTGAAAGAATTATCAGCGAAACCTCCAGCGAATAATAGAGCCAACGAAGCCCCTAATCAGGCCCATCCGAAAGAACTATATACCGCTGAGCAAGTGGCACTTTTACTCGACGCTATGGGGAAAAAGTAAAGAGTTTCATTGTGGGCCTCCAAAACACTGCACCGGGAAGCGCGAGAGAGTAGTCAGATTCCTGGATTTATTCAGCGAGGATTTATGAACGCGAAATTTAAACCGGCGATGCGAGCTGCAAAAAGAATCCGCTCGGCACATAACAAGCGCAGGGCAATTTTGTTCTGGTGTCGGATGGCGAAGGAGGCATTGAGCAAATGAAGATCATGGGTGCACTAGGCTTGTCACCGAACGGAGGGAAAGTTCCGCCCTTCAGCGTGCGCTCACCCTTTTTATCGGAACATCGGCTGACTACCGATTCTTGCAAAGGAACGGCTGTGCATTATTACCAATTCAACATAGCAGATTACCGCAAAGATACCGGACATTTATCAACTCTTGAGCATGGAATATACCGTCAACTACTCGACTGGTATTACCTGGATGAGACTCCTATCCCACTGGAAACCCAGTGGGTTATTCGTCGGTTACGTTTGGGTTCAGGGTCGGATACCGATGCCTTAAATACCATACTCGATGAGTTCTTTATCAAGGGTGAAGACGGGTATCACCATACCCGCTGTGACCTCGAAATAGACTCATATCACGACATGAAACGCAAAAACAAGGCCAATGGGACAAAGGGAGGAAGACCCGCAAAGCCAATAGATACGCCAGAGAAAACCCAGTCGGTTATTTCTGGGTTACAAGTGGGTATCCCAAACGAAACCCAAACGAAAGGCAACCAAGAACTTAAGAACTTAGAAACTAATATAAAGACCGTATCAAAAAAAACAGAGGGAAGGAAAACATCTATCCCCACTGGATTTTGCGTTACGGATGATTTGAGAAAATGGGCAAGCGAGAAAGGCATCAACAATATCGATTCTCACGTAGAGCCTTTTATCACGACATGCAAAGCGCGTGGATACACGTATGTTGATTGGAAATGCGCCTTTCAGAAAGCTGTAAGCGGAGACTGGGCGAAGATCGGTCACGGCATTCAAACTCAACGTAAGTTTGTACCAGCATGAGCGCCGAAAACTTTCTCTCTCGACTTTCTAAAGTCAAAAAAACAGGCAATGGTCGCTGGCTTGCATGTTGCCCGGCCCATCAAGACAGAAGCCCAAGCAT